CACAGCAAATTATGAATGGTCATGCACGAATGGCTATTGATAACTTGGCTTTATCCGGTTCACTTGTATTTGATGTTGATGAATCAGCATTGGTTGCAGGACAGAACATGGATATCTATCCGGGAAAGATATTCCGAAGACAAGCTGGAATGCCCGGACAGGCAATACACGGATTAAAGTTTCCAAACACATCAACAGAGAACATGATGATGTTTGATAAGTTTAGACAGTTGGCGGATGAATCAACTGGCATACCTTCCTACTCTCACGGACAGACAGGTGTTCAAAGTATGACACGAACAGCTTCTGGTATGTCAATGTTGTTGAGTGCGGCAAACTTAAACATTAAAACTGTCGTAAAGAATTTAGATGATTTCTTGTTAAGACCTTTGGGTGAAGCATACTTCCAATGGAATATGCAGTTTTATCAAGGTAAGTTGAATATTGAAGGTGACTTGGAAGTTAAGGCAACCGGAACTTCTTCTCTCATGCAGAAGGAAGTAAGGTCGCAAAGACTGACAATGTTCTTGCAGAGTGTTCAGAATCCTGCGATAGCACCATTTGTAAAAATACCTGAATTAATAAAAGAACTTGCTTATACATTAGACCTTGACCCGGAAGCAATAATCAATGACCCTAATGAAGCAGAAATTTATGCAAAAATAATAGGATTACAAAATGCTAGACAACAAGGAAATCAAGCGACTACAGGTGCTGGTGGGGAAGCCGGAATGGATGTACCTCAAGGAATACCTGCTGAAGCTCCAAGAGTTGACAACTCGGGAGTTGGCAATGGCACAATCGGAACTGGCGGTGTACCGCAGTCAGGGGAAGTGGGCTTTACTGGAACAGTTAATACACCTCCCGGAAACAATCAAATCGTATAAAAAGGAAATTTAATCATGAGTAGTAGAAGTGGTGGAGGAAAAATTTATACTAATAAAGTAAAACCCGGACCAGACCAAGCATTTACATTACAAAAGGGAACTTCGGCAGCTCCAATCATGCAGGTTAAAGTTCCGAAACCAAATACAAAAAAAGTTAATATTAATCCTTTTGGTGGAAAATCTAAACCACGACCTTATAAGTATCACGAAAAAAATGTTGTAGTTGGTGGTAAAGTTCATACTGGAACAGGTAATAAAAAAATTGCAGTAACAGTACACCCACCTGCTAAAACTTATGGTCATGCAAAAAATAAAGGTTTTCAATATACAAAAGGTACAACATTGAAATCAAAGATTGATATATTAACATTTTAAAAAAGGAATTATAATAATGAATAAAAAAGTTGATGATAAAATAATTACTATTGATTTAACTAAATATGGTGCAACAGGTACATGGACAGGAACTCCAACACAACTTCCAGCTTCTGGATTTAGTAATAAACAATATACAAAAGGTACAAAGAAACTCGGTAGAGTAAAACCTGCAAAGGGTGGTTATCTAGGTAAAAAAATAAGAAGACCACAGAAGAAATAAACAGATGGCAAAAAGAAAAAAGAAAAAAACATTACGAGAAAAAATTCAAAAGGAATTTAATAAACTTGAATCTCTTCATGAAAAAGAAGAAGATGTCATGGAAGCTATTAATGAACTTTTGGAAGATGAAGATGACGAAGAAGAACGCAATAGTTCTTCGTTGAGTGGATAATCTATGAGTAATTGGTTTACAAAAAAGAAAGACCCACCTTTTAAACCGGGCAAGACAGTTGGTGAAACTTTTAAAAATATAGCTGAGACTTATTATGATTATGGTTATATAACTCCAAAGGTTGTTGATTTTTTTAAAAAGAAAAAAAAGAAAAAGAAAGTTGAATAAAATGGAAACTTGTAAAAATTGTGAACATGGTTGTCATTGCTCTGATGGAAGTTCTTGCACTTCTTGTGAATGTAAAAATTGTGATTGTAAAAATGATAGTTTAAAAGAAAGTATTAAAATTTTATCTGATAAGACTAAAAAAGAATAATGGCAACAAAAGATTTATATAAAAAGCAGGGAGATTTTTTAACTCCAGCTACGGATACTGTACCAACACTTGGTCCTTATGATGTTAATACACCAGCAGGAGCTAGGGAAGGATTGCCTCTCAGACCTTTTGACCCAAAGAGAGCAAGGTATGCAAAGGGTGATGTAGCATCATCAGAAGAAAAACAATATAACCAAGCGTTAAATATTTTTCATTTAATGGCGAGGGAAGGAAAAACAGAACAGGAAATAAAAACTAGAATAGGGGAAAATATGTTCAATAAAATTGTTATGAATAAACAGAAAATGGCAACTGGTGGTATAGTTCCAACAGACCCATTGCTTGACCCTAGATTTGGCAGATACTTTGAACAACCTGAATACAGGGCGTATCAAGAAGGTGGACCTGTACTGGAAGAAGAAGGTATGGTTGTACCAGAACTGCAACCACAAAGTGCAGATGTTAATATGCAAGTAGATACTATGATGACTCCAAGTGAAGTAGAGGGTGAAACAGAACCTGATGAAATGGAAGTGGAAGCGAACATAGATACTTCCGTATTAACTTCAGATGAAGAACAAGTTTTAGAAGCGGCAATAGAAGACTATCCAGAATTAGTTGATATTATTTCTAAAATGAGTATGAAAGAATTTACCGGTGAAGGAGAAATCGAAGGACCGGGAACAGGAACTTCAGATTCAATTCCGGCAATGCTATCGGATGGTGAGTTTGTCTTTACAGCGAAAGCGGTTAAGCAATTAGGTGTGGATAAACTTCGTAACATGATGGGAAAAGCGGAAATGGATTATGATAAAGATATGGGTGTTCAGGATATGAACAACGAACCCATGAGTGCGGCTAGAGGCGGATTAATGACTAGTCGTTACAGATAAAGTAGAGCTACCCGGGCTATCACCTAGGCACTCTACTTCGGCTACTCTTACATAATGTAAGACCCCAATAACAAGAAAGGTGATTAACAATGGTAAAAAGTAATGAGAACCCCTTACTAGGTAAAGCTACTTCTCAGGAAAGTAAAGAACAAGAGCCAAATCCGTATAATCAGAAGAAAGATTATCTTGACTATGATAAGATGGACAAGGCGGCAGAAACTTCGTTTGCTGATGCAAACACTCTAGCGGTTAAGCAGGACCGACCTAAAGTTGTAATAGATACAATGGAAAAGGAAGATACTCCGGCTGAACTAACAGAACCAGAAAACCAACCTTATAAAAAGGTTGACTATAAAAAAAGATATGATGACCTCAAGAAACATTATGATGGTCGGGTAACTTCTTTTAAGCAAAGGGAAGATGAACTCTTAGCGGAAGTTAGGTCAAACAGACCTAAGTATAAAGCTCCAAAGAGTGCAGAAGAACTTGCAGCTTTTAAGAAAGAATATCCTGATGTTTATGGTGTGGTTGAATCAGTCTCACATCTTCACGCTTCGAAGGAATCAGAAAATTTAAAAGACGAGATTAAGTCTCTGAAAAAAATGAATGAATCTATTTCCAGAAAAGAAGCGGAAACTCGGTTGTCGAAATTACATCCAGACTTTACAGAAATTCGTGAGTCAGATGATTTTCATAATTGGGCGGAAAGTCAACCCGAACAAATCAAAGGATGGATATATGGAAATAATGCTGATGCTACATTAGCGTCTCGAGCAATTGACCTTTTCAAGCAAGATACCGGCAAGTCCAGACAACAATCAGAAGTATCCGGTGACATGATACCTGCGTCAGAAATGATAAAGGTAACAAACACGAAAGACATTGGATATGGAACGAAAAAAATTTGGACTCGTTCTCAAATCGCAGCTATGTCTCAATCGGAATTTGCTAAGAATGAGGGAGCTATTGAAGAAGCACAGAGGGCTGGTCGTGTCGTAAATGACATGGGTAGAAACTATGGCGGTTCAGGAAATCCAACTTATTAATAAATAAAGAAAAAGATAGAAGCTGTAATCACAACAACAACTTAACTACAAGGAGGATGTAATGGGAACATTACACTATAGTGGTGATAGTAGTGCTTCGAACTTTAATGTAAGTACAGCAGGTCAAACCAATGAATTTTGGGTTCCTGAGATATTTTCGAAGAAGATTCAAAACTTCTTCAGAAAAGCATCTGTCGTTGAAGCTATAACCAATACGGATTATGCTGGTGAAATTAGTGCTTTTGGCGATACTGTCAAAATCATTAAAGAGCCAACAGTAACTGTTGCGGCTTATACTCGAGCGGCTGCTACTACCAAACAGTACCTTGGAGACCAAGAAGTGACACTTGTTATTGATAAAGCAAACTCATTCAAGTTTATTATTGATGACATTGAGGAAAGAATGTCTCATGTCAATTGGGCTTCCGTAGGTGCGTCAAGTGCGGCTTATACGCTAAAAGATACAATGGATTCAGAAGTAATTGCGGCTATGTTTAGCGGTGTATCTTCTTCTAGTCCAGACCATGTGATTGGTGCTGACTCAGCTACTGCTAATGCAGGACTGGCTATCGCCAATGATGCAATCGACACCGGTTATGGTACGGGGGAGATTACTCCTTTGGCTATAATGGCTAGATTTTCAAGATTACTAGATGAAGCCAATGTGCCGGAAGAAGGCAGATGGTTCTTAGCTAGTCCACAATGGTATGAAGAATTAGCAAATGAGTCTTCAAAACTAATGACTTCTGACTACAATCAGGGTGATGGTGGCGTAAGAAATGGTTTAGTGGCTTCAGGAATGGTTAGAGGATTTAAATTGTATAAATCCAATAATATTGCTGCAGTTACAAACGCAACCGCTAAAATAATTTGCGGTCATATTTCTTCTACAGCAACTGCACAGTCTATTCTTAACATTGAAACTCTTAGAGACCATGCCACTTTTGGTGACATTGTTCGAGGACTTCATGTTTATGGAAGACAAGTTCTTAGAGATAATGCACTCGCTTCAGCGTTCTACATAATTGACTAATAACTAACTAAAGGGGGCGGATTAAGGTTCGCCCCTTTCTACAATATAAATCAAAGGGAAAAACAAAAAATGCCAAATGTAAAAAAGGGATTAAGTGCAGAGGATGTAATTACCAGACATCAACCAAGTGTGATGGAAGGAAATAATGTGGCATCCGTAGACCACGGAAAAGATAAATATCCCAGAGCTTATTACAAAGCGGATTTAAGAAGAGCTTGTGATAAAGCTGACATGGGAACTCCGGGTGACACTAAAATGTATGCGGAAAATCCTGTACCAAATGTTAAGACTGCTGGTTCAGCTAATTAAAAAAAAAGAGAATTTTAAATGGCAGCTCCGTTCCGTACATATCTGGATTTAACAAATACAATTCTTAGAGAACTGAATGAAGTTGAATTAACTTCTGCAAGTTTTGCTGGTAGTGCCAAAGGCATACAAAAATTAGTTAAAGACCAAATCAACAGGGCATATTTTGACATATGCAATGCGGAAGATAAATGGAGTTTTTTAGCTCTGGGAGACCCAGCAAATAATTATTATGGAAACACTACCATTGATACAGTTTCCGGAACAAGATGGTATAATTTTCTTAGTGGAACAAGTAATGTTACTACTTGGTATTCTCATGTTGATTATGATAATATTACTCTGACGGAAGAAGGAGTAAGTGGAAAATCAGCACCATATGAAATACGAAAACTTTATCCGGTAACAATTGAATACTGGAATAAACATTTTGCAATTTCTGAAGCATCTGATAAAAGTGATGCACAAAGTTATGGAATACCACAACGAATAATTCGTAGTCCGAAGAATGATAAGTTCGGACTGTCACCGATTCCGGATGGAGTTTATTCTATTTACTTTTTTGCTTACAGTCAACCAACAGAATTATCAGGTCAAGGAGATACAGTTGTATTTCCAAAACAATATTCAACAGTTCTTTTAGCAAGAGCAAGATATTATATGCATCAGTTTAAAGATAATATTTCCCAAGCTCAATTGGCAGATGCAGAATATAAAAAAGGTTTACGAACTATGAGGGAACAATTAATTGAACCATTTCCTGATAGCATGACGGATGACAGAATAGCAATAGTTTAAGAGATGGCAGAACAAGGCGTATCAGTTATATGCGAAGGTGGATTAGATAAGGTAGGAACAACTCATACCTTGTTTCGAACTCCCGGTGTCGCAACACAATTACAGAATTTTGAATCCTCTATTCATGGTGGATATCGAAGAATAAATGGCTTTGCAAAATTTGGTAGCAATCAACCAAATGGTAGTGCAGATGATATAGAAGGTATTTTTCGATATGCAAAAGGTGTGGTGGCGTGTCAAGGTTCTCATATTTATTATAGCACGGATGGCACAACATGGTCACAGGTTAATAAAGATACTTATATTGCCAAGACAGGAACAGTTGCAGTATCGTCAGGTTCAGCAACAATAACGGGAACAGGTACATCTTTTAGTTCAGAGTTTTCTGTTGGTGATGATATAAGAGTTAATGATGAAGAATATAATATTACCGCAATAGCAAGTAATACATCAATGACTGCGGATGAAAATTATGCAGCGACAGCTTCAAGTCAAACTATTTATAAGAATGGAGCTACTGCCGCACAATTATCAAGTGCATCCTCAGTTGCAAGAACAAGTCAAAGTAATTGTCAATTTGCCCTGTATGAAGGAGAAGCTCAATATGGAGAATTATTCATTACGGATGGAACAAATGAAATTGGACAATTAAAGATAACAATTGCATCTGGTGTGTATACTTATGCATTCAAGGAAATTGAAGCAAGGTCAGCTCCATCAGACCCATCACTTTGTACAATTTTTTCAGAACGATTAATTGTTGCAGGACAGTCAGATAATCCACAAGTTATTGCATACAGTACAAGATTAATACCGGAAGATTTCACCGGGGCAAGTGCAGGAACAATAGATGTTGGAGACCAGATACGAGCAATAAAATCTTTTCGAGATAAATTAATTATATTTTGCAAGGATAGTATTTATCAGTTATCAGGTTTAGATAGTACAGTAGTATTATCTTCCGTTACAAAAAATATTGGAACATTGGATGGTAATACAGTTCAAGAAATAGGTGGTGACTTAATTTTTCTTGCACCGGATGGTTTAAGAACAATTGCAGGTACAGCTCGTATTGATGATATAGAACTGAGTTCTATCAGTAGAAAAATTCTACCAATATTCAGAGATAATATTTTAC